GTAACTACTAAGAAAGACGAGGAATAATCTCATGGCAGTATTCATGACCAATAACGTCGGCGTGAAGGTTAATTCCGTCGATCTATCAGACCACGTTACAGCTGTAACACTTAACCGCAATTTCGATGAACTAGAAGTAACTGCAATGGGTGACTCAGGTCATAAGTTCGTTAAGGGACTTGAAGCCTCATCTGTCACTATTGATTTTCTTAATGACACAGCATCTGCCAACGTCCTAGCGACTTTGCAGGCCGCATGGGGAACTAACGTCACAGTGGTACTTCTACAGACCAAGGGAACAGCCGTATCTGCGACAAATCCTTTATACACGATGACATGCTTGATAAACGGCACGACAGATATCAACGGCGCAGTAGGCGACCTCTCAACACAGAGCCTCACATTTAACGTCTCTGGTACTATCGCAGTTGCGACAACAGGCACATTCTAAGAAACTAAACAAAGGGGCACAGCATGGCAAAGTTAATAGTAACGATGGCAGACAACAGCGTCACCGAAATCGAGATCACACCTCGATTGGAGTACGCGTTCGAGCTATATGCTAAAAAGGGATTTCACAAAGCGTTTCGCGATGATGAAAAGCAGTCAGATGTCTATTGGCTTGCATGGGAAGGCCTTCGACTAAGTGGAGTCACAGTCAAGCCATTTGGCTCAGAATTTCTCGAAACTCTAAAGAGTGTCGAGGTTGCAGAGTCTGACCCTTTGGCCTAGGCAGGGATAGCATCCACTATCTCATAGCTCGATTGAGCATTGAGACGGCTATCCCTCCACAATCTTTAATAGATTTAGATCCATCGATGCTCCAGATGTTACTGAAAGCATTGAAAGACCGAGCGAAGGAGCAACAGGATGCCTACAGAGCTAAAAGGCGCTAATGAGCTCCGCAAGGCTCTCAAGCAATTTTCGCCTGATCTCGACAAAGCAACGCGAGATGAGATGGTCGGATTTTTAAAGCCATTGGTTAAAAAGGCTCGCGGCTTCATGCCTTCAAATGCTGATATGCCATCTGGGTTTATAAAGCATGACGTCAAAACTGCAACCTTTCCAATGTATGACGCAGGTGAAGTAAGACGTGGCATTGGCTACAAATTGACACCGACTAAACCCAATCGCGAAGGTTGGTCATCGACTGTCTCGATTCACAATAAGACAGCGGCAGGTGCAATCTTTGAAACGGCTGGCCGCAAGTCTGGCATTACAGGTCGGTTTACTCCACGTTTTCAAGGTCAATTAACGGGCTCTGGCAAGATGGCAGGACGATCGATGTTTAGAGCCTACAAAGAGGATGAAGGCCGCGCTAAGGCTGGAGTAATCAAGGCGCTTGAAAAGGCAGCCGCTAAATTTAATGGGAGTGCTAACTAATGGCTGAATTAAGACTGCCCATAATTGTTGAAAATAAAGGCAAGAAAGCATTTAAGGATGTTGATACTAGTGTCAAGGGTCTTACTAAAGATTTTAAGAAACTAGCAGGCGCAGCTGGCATTGGATTATCGACCGCCGCTGTTATCAATTTTGGCAAGGCAGCTGCTAAGGCATTCATAGCAGACGAAAAAGCCGCTGCGCGCTTGGCCTTGTCCGTAAAGAATTTAGGCTTGGGATTCGAGACTCCACGCATTGAGCGATATATCTCAGACCTTTCCAAGATGTCTGGAATTACCGATGATGAATTACGCCCGGCAATGCAGAAACTATTGCAGACTACGGGCTCAGTTACCAAGTCTCAAGAATTACTTACCCAAGCATTAGATATTTCACGAGGCTCTGGTGTCGACTATGAAACCGTAGTTAGCGATCTATCTATGGCTTATGTAGGCAATACTAAGGGACTCCGCAAATACGCTCTAGGATTGTCTCAGGCAGAGCTTAAAACTATGAGTTTTGCAGATGTTCAGGCTAAATTTGCTTCGACATTCAAGGGTGGCAACGCTGCTTACCTTGACACTTACGCTGGCAAGTTTGAACTCATTAATACCGCCGCTAAAGAAGCTCAAGAAACTATTGGCGGAGCATTGGTTGAATCCTTGGTGGCAGCTTTTGCCGCTGGAGATCCTCAAGAATTTGTGGCCAAGATTGAAGGACTTGCAACCAAAATTGCAAGCATGGTTGCCACCGCGGTATTCGGCTTTAAGAAACTTTATTATTTGACATCTGATCAAGCAATTTTGGCTTCATTAAATCCGTTCGATAATTACGAAAACGAAGTAGTTAAGATTATTGACATTCAAGAAAAAATGTTTAGAGCTTCTTTTGAAGGCATCAAAACAGGTTATCTTGGATCGATGCCGATTGGGATTTACGAAACTCCAGCTCAATTAGCGGCGCGCAAAAAGGCTGAAGAAGAAGCTATCAAAAGAGCTAAAGCTTTAGCAGCGACTCAGAAAAAGACAACAGCAGATGCTAAGGCTAAAGCGGCGTTAGATAAGGCCGCTGGCAGTTTAGACCTACAGCGCATCGGCCTTATGGCAGCACTCAAAGGTCAGATCAGCGAAACAGATAAATTATCCCTTAATCTTCAATTAGCCTTGCTCGACAAGAATGACTCTGCGGCCACTAAATTGGCTGGTCAATTAGAGGCAGCAATCAAGCGTCAAAATGATCTTAACGCTTTATTACTTGCTACTCCAGAAGCGCCTAATCCTTATCGAAATTGGAAGATTCCACCACTTGATTATGGTGGCAACATGCTCGGCACTCCATTGCCTCCGGGGTTTACTCCTCCAATATATCCTGCACCAGCGCCTAATTCTGTTGGCCCTACGCCATACGTTCCTCCTAGTATGTCTAATGTGCCTAGTGACAGTTTTTACCAATATGGTCCATCTGGAGGATTACGCGCAGGTGTCATTGCTGGAGTTAATCCTCAAGTCAACGTTACCGTTTCCCTTGATGGAAAAGAATTAACATCGATCATTACTGACACACAAATCAATGACTCATTATCTGGATCATTTAACCAGGTAAATCGAGGTCAAGGCTTCAAGGGTGCGGTCGCTGTCTGATGGCCTTACCTGCAACCATCTCGGTATCGTTCGACTTTAGCCAAGGCGCTACATTCGGCTATCCATTTACAGTCGGAGATGCCAAGTATGGCGTGATTGGAGTTTCTCAGTTCGCTTCGACAGAAGTCCCTGATCCAGTAGTCGATCTAAGCGACGTCACTCGATCTATCAAAATCAGTCGTGGCCGCAATGTCATGCGTGATACCTACGAGGCTGGCACATGCACTGTTAGGGTGATTGACGAAATTGGGGCATTTAACCCCCAGAATTTATCCTCGCCCTACTATGGCTACTTGACTCCACTGAGAAAGATCCGCGTAGCTGCAACTACTGCAACATCTCAAGAGTTTTTATTCTCAGGTTATGTTGATTCTTACAAGTACACCTATCCAACTGGGCAAGAATTAGGTTATGTCGATATTGTCTGCTCTGATGCATTTAGACTTTTCCAGATGGCTAACGTGGCAACTGTCTCAAGTGCTACGGCTGGCCAGACGACTGGGACTCGTATCACCAAAATTCTTGATCAAGTCTCATTTCCAACATCGATGAGAATTACCGACACAGGATCAACGACAGTCCAGGCTGATCCAGGTACTGCAAGAACAGCCCTCGCAGCTCTTAAGGCGGCTGAGTTCGCCGAGCAAGGCGCATTCTTTATCCGTACAGATGGCACGGCTGAATTCAAGGATCGTAACGATGTGGTTGGATCTCTAGCGGCTACCGTCATTGAGTTTAATCAAACAACAGGCATTCCCTATTCAGACCTTAAGTACGCATTTGATGACAAGCTCATCATCAATCAAGCAAGCATGACACGAATTGGCGGCTCGGCTCAGACTGCCACAGATGCAACGTCATCGGCTAAATACTTTCCTCACGGTACGACAGTGACAGACATGATCCCTGAGACAGATGCTCAAGTATTAGATATCGCCAAGATTTATGTAGCCACTAGAGTTGAGACAACGATCCGCATTGATGCCATGACAGTCGATCTACTCGATACAGATGTACCAACCGACACGATGATCGGTCTAGATTATTTTGATAATCTCAAGATCACTAACGTCCAGCCAGATGGCTCGACTATCGTCAAGACTTTACAGGTTCAAGGCTTGGCATGGGATATAACCCCTAACAGCATGAAATGCACAGTGACAACACTTGAGCCTATAGTCGAGGGATTCATTGTAGGATCATCGACTTACGGTATAATCGGACAATCCATAATGGGATACTAGGAGACAATCATGGCAGTAGGCTTTCCAGCGGCAACAGGCGACATCTTTACGGCGGCAGACTATAACGGCCTAGTCGCCTTTACCCTTAATGCCCAGACAGGCACCACCTACACGACAGTCCTTAACGACTCCTATCAGGTACTTATTACTCAATCTAACGCGTCAGCCAATGCGATTAAGATCCCTACAAATGCCTCAGTAGCTCATCCAGTGGGAACAGTCATTACCGTACTTAACATTGGCGCTGGTCTATGCACCATCTCAGCCGTCACCTCTGGCACTACTACAGTTTTATCAGCTGGAGCAACAGCAGCAGCACCTACTCTTGCTCAATATAAGTCAGCGGCTCTCATTAAGACTGCTACAGATACTTGGTACGTCGTCGGAGCCATTGGGTAATGCTTAACAATATAGCGGCGCTTCACCCTGCCGCGGCTTCACTCAATTCTTACGAGTCGATCGCTACAGCTACGGGCACGGGATCAAGTGGCACGATCAGTTTTAGCTCTATCCCTGCCACCTATAAACATTTACAAATTCGATTCTTAACACGTTCAACCCGTTCTGCGAGCAGCTCCAATATATTTATAGGCTTTAACAGCGATA